TTCTGGAATTGTTTTTAGATCCGAGATGACTTGCTCGATCTGAATGCGACCAGCTGCAACAGAAGGGTTGGCTGCCATGATTGCTTTTGGATCATCGATGGCTGCGTTATCCGGAGCTGTCCAAAGAAAGAAACCAAAGCGCTCTAGATCCTCAGCGCCGTTGGCTGCAGAAGTTCCGGACTTATAAAGGTCAATTAGGGTTTTAGAGTTTTGATCTCCGGCTGTTGTAATTCCAACAACGATTCCGTCTTTACGCTGAGAAGTTCCAAGGACAGCTGCAGACCACATACCTTCTTTGGCAAGGTGAAGCTCATCGAATAGACAGAAACTAATCGGGATACCTTGAAGAGCGGCTTCTTTGGCAGCCTTTACATCATACCGGCCACCACCGTCAGCGGTGACAATGCCTCGGGTCTCAGTAGCTCGCTTGAATCGCTTCTTTAGGAATTGATTGCTATTGATAACGTATAAAACTCGGTTGTAAACAATGTTGGCCTGATCGGTGCTCGATGCCAAGCTAATGCATTGTGGGCCGACCTCATGAAGTAGCAAGCCGTAGAGTCCGAGCATCGCTGCGATAAGCGACTTACCGTTCTGGCGTCCGACCGAGATAACTACCTGGCGATAGCGAAGTCTGCCTGGATACATTGGGTTGTCATCGGGATAGCGCTCGAGGATAGCTCGCAGTAGCCACTTCTGCCATTCATCCAGCTGTAACCCTTCTGGGTTCTCCGGGGACTTCCAAGCTATCTCTGCGAACTCGATTAGCTTATCGCCGTCGGTTGAGAAGTTCTTCGACAGAGGTTCTGTGTAGAGCGTGGGTAGCTGAAGCATTATCGGGTTAGCAACTTCTCCAAAGGATCAATAGATTGAGCTGCATCGCCAATAGACCGCTTCAACTCGAGCACAGTCTTGCGTAATTCGGCTGCGGTTGAAGTGTTGGACTGTTGGTCAAAGCTCTTTGCCAGCTGGAGGCACAAGCCGGCCAGAACCTTTTGCTCCAGGTTCAAGTCCAGCTCTTCCAACCAGTTCTGTATTGATTCAGTAATCATTGGTTTCCAATCTCCGGATAATTGTACCGGTTTCTAAAAATCCCTTGGCTTGCTCGGGGTGCTTAGGTCGCTATCAAAAACGGTTTCGGGTTTTGTTTTTGTCGCGCGTGTGTTTGTTGCCGCCACGGGGGGTAAGCCTGCTGCTTTGTTTCGTGCTAGGACTCGAGCGTTTTCTTTTCGTGTTTTGTATTTCTGTCCCCTGGCCTGATTGCAGGGGGCGCAACTGCTGACGAGATTCGACGGCTCATCACCCCCGCCATTATCTTTCTCGAGTAAATGATCGGCCTGGAATTTCGGTGTCCATGCTGTTCCACACCAGTAGCAGGGAAGTTTGAGTTCCATTAGTGCTGCGCGGTTCTTTCGGTATTCGTTGCTATAGCTCATTGCTAACGCCCTCGCTTCGCTTCGGTTGTTCTCATGTGTTTAGTTAAGTCTGTGGTCGGTGTCTCTCCCGCCGTTCGTGGATTGTCACCACCAGTCGCCGTTTGAATCCGTTTAGAGCCGTCACTGTCGCCTTTTATGTCGTTAGGGAACGCTGCTTCGCGCCGTTGGTAATTAGCCCAGCGCGACCTACCTACGTTTCCGTATGTTTTCCCAGCTGACTGCAATCGCCAACGTGAGCCTGCTCCCGCCCTGCTGGGCTTCGTTCGGTTGTGGGGGTTGTGCTGGAGTCGGTGAGATACCAAAACCCCGACCCCAGCACAGGCTCGCATATTAGCGACTTCGTTCGTGACCATACGGTTTGACTGTGTCAGACCATTGAATCTCAGCGTTCAGGTCTGCCATTGAATAGAGCTGGTCAACGCCTGCAGTCCACACGTTGTCGAATTCTTCATACCCGAGTGAACGGACAGTGTGGCCAGTAAGCCAACCCTGAATAAGTACCTGGTTGCCGCGGTAACTGCACAGAATGTATTTCGAAGCGGGGTCATTATGTCCGCGATACCGGAGCAGCGGAGTTGGTTGTTCCGTCGTTCTCACTTCAAACTCTCTGACGTCACGTTCGTTTGTTTTGCCGATAGTAGGCCGCCACAGTTCGCCCAACGCTTTCGCTACAGCGAACTCACCAATAGCGCCAATAATGTCCGACTGCCACCAGTTTTGCTTGTGGTCAGGTGTTTCGGGGTGTGTAGATCGTCGCCCGTTTTGAATGCCGTTAATACGTCTACGGACACCGCCAATGGCAGCTGCTTCAAGTTGGTCAGCGTTTAATGTGACGAGAATTTTCATGGTTTACTTCCGAGCCGTTTAGCGAGCTTGGGTAGGTCTGCTTCACGAACAACCCAATATTCAACGTGTTCAGCGAGCGCCCGTTGCCACATGACCTGACCTGGCGACAGTCGCCCTACGTCGCTTTTGATTTCCAGGAACAAAACGCCACGCTCCCTATGGGCGAGACATAAGTCAGGGAATCCAGGGTCGCCTTGAATAGCTGTAAGCCAGCGCCCGTCTTTTTGTTGGACAGGCCGTGAATGCTGCACCTGAAAGCCGTTCATTTTGGCTAGGTGAATCACTTTGTCTTGCAGGATTTTTTCGGGCGCGTTACGCGTCATGGTTTGACCCAGCCCAAAAGCCGAAGACGAACATGAGAATCGTGTAGCCGAGAAAGTGCATAAATTCAGTCATTTTGAAGCGCTTTCTGTTTCCAATACTCGACTTCTATTCGAAGTTGCCCAATGAGTATTTCAGCATGTTCCATAGCTTCGAGCGCGGATTGAATTGCGTTGCTAATTGCTTCAGCGCTCATTCGTTCTGTTTCACCCATTGTCAGCCTTCTTTGTTGTTTTTGGTTTTGTCGGGTGGTTTAGTTTTGCCAGCTGCACTTTCAAGCGGTCATGTTCTTCGACTAGCTGACGGACTGGACACGAAGACGGGCAACCCCAACCCTCGCGACAATGCTTTGTATGAAATGGGTAGCTCATTAGAACGGCTCCTCTTGTTCGGCTGCTTTCCCGTTGTCAATCTCCGTGTTCAGACTTGTGATCAGGTCAGACGCTTCCTGCTTCGACAAGCTTTCAAGGTTCACCGGTGGCAACTTGCCTAGTTCCTTACTCATTTTCTTGATAGCCCATTTTTGTTTGTCTGACGCTGTGCCTGCCCCAACTGGCCGTGTCACAGTGACCTCGCCGCCACCAGGGTTAGACGTTTGTGTTCGCGCCACTTTTGTCATTTCTTCACGGCTCGGACGAGCGTCAGCGCCAAGCTTTGACGGGTCGCCTTGAATGTTGAACGTGGCAAGCGCTCGACCGATTGCTGAAGTAACACATGCTTCCAAATGGAAATTTCGGTTCACATTCGAAGACCCTTGCACCTCGAGAGCGAAGTCCACAGCGACTGGACGTGTGTCTTCACGGTCTGAGTAGATTTCAGCGCGGGCAATAACCCGTTCACCCGAGAACTCGACTAGGTCTGTGTGGATTCGGCCGTTCGGGTATGCCTTCCAAAACTTGTCAATTCTGACGGCTACTGGCTCATAGTTTTCTAGGCTCATTTTGTTTCCCTTGCATGATCTAAAGCGACGTATTCACAAGCGGCCTGAAATTCCATCGGAAACGCCTTTTTAAACTTTTCTACGTTTTTACAAAACGAGCATTCGCCAGGAAGCTCCATTCTGCGCCGTGTAGCACAGCGACACTTCTTGTCGCGTAGAAAGTCAACGAGCAGACTGAACGCCGCCCCGCTGACTAATGTCCGTTGTTCTGTTTCTCTGTCCATGATGTCCCCACATGCTTTTCTAAGACTTCCCGAATTATTTCAGAAAGTGTGACTGTTTTGTTTGTTTTTACTTGCCGATAGGCGCGTTCGTTGTCGAGATATTTCCACAGTTCCCACGGAATACGAACTGCCACGTTTTTATCGTTCATCTGCTGGAGCCTTTCCAATGGCCTAGACCGCCGTTGTCGTATAGGTAGCGGGCTACTCGAAGATTGCAGTCAACATTTGTGAGCGCTCGAATGTGTGACTGGTTCGGTTTCAGTTTGCAAATTGCGTAGGTGACCGTTCTCCAGCTCCCTGAAATTTGGACTAATCCGATATCGGGGTAGCCCGTAGATCGTCGGACAGCGCTGACGCTTTTTTCATTACAACGGCTTTCCCTAAAAGCTATTTTGCTGAACGTCTTCGGGGGAAGGCCGTATTTGCGGAAATGCTTTTCCCATTGTGGACAAGCGCCACCGGTGGCGGCTTCAGCCTGGGCGGGTGTGATAAATGCGGAAATGGCGAGAATAGTCACTAGTAATCGTTTCAATCTTCTGTTCGTACCTGTGTCAGCGACTCCCAAGAGCTAAGACCGTTCGGCCTTGTGTCAATCGTGACTAGCTCTATCGAGTCTGTGTCTAAGTCCGTGAAGACCTGGACGAGTGTGTTTCTGTCCTTTGACCATAACTGGCGGTATCCGACTATGTGAAGCATTCTGTCCCCTTCCCGCTCCGTCATCATGTTTACAGAACGGGAGCGTCAAAGTGTGGATATGCGAAAGCGCCCAGCTGGGGACAAGCTGAGCGCCTTCTAATCTGAAAAAGCGTGAACTATTCAGACTGCTTGGGCTTGGGCAGTGAACGCCACATAGCCTCGAATTCTTTTGCGTCCGTCCAAGTGTTTTCTATTTCGACGTGCAACCAGTTCCCGCCTGCACCCGCGGATTCTCGGGCGTTTTGATAGACCCGAACCCCAGCCTGGCCTTCTCCCCTAGAACAGCGAAAAGCCCGTCCGAACGCCCCAAAGCGGTAGTCATGTATTTCAGCGATACGAAGGCTCTCAGAATGCTCTAAAAGCCACTCCCAAGCCTCTACAGCGCTTCTTCTGCCCGCTTTGGTACTTGGATACCCAATATCACAACTCCAGCCTGTCGCATGCGTACTGAGCGCGCCTTTGGCGGCGGGGTTTCTCATAGGGCGATTGACATAAATTCCAAGATTCGAAAAGCCCCAGCGCCGATTGCAAGCCTTCACGAACCACGTCAAAACGGGACTGGCTTTTTTGCCGTCCCAGGCAGGAAAAAATGGGTATTTACGCGGCATTGTTTCCGCGTCCGATACTTGGATCACCTGGGTTCGCCCAGCGCATAATTGGCGGGATTGCTGCAGCCCATAAAGCGTGACAGGTTGCTTTCCAATCGTTAGTGGCGACCCATACGGGAAGTGCAGCTGCTACAAGCGCTCGAGCGTATGACGTGAGCGCGGCTTGGAATTTTGGGTTGAGTGTCATTTGTGGCCTTTTAAATGGTCGCGGAATAGGTCGGCTAGGTAGTCGAGTTTTTTGGAGTTTTCGCCGTGGTCGCGGTTGTTTTGTCGGCGCATTAGTTCGAGT